GCCTGAATCTCTTCTGGCGTCTTGGTTTTCGGAGTGCCCCCCGCGCTATCGTCTGCAACTTCAACAGCTTCGCCACCAGCTTGACCGACGATCTCAGCCGCCTTGTCATCAGCGCTTTTCGATTCATTTTTAAGTCTCTCGACTTCTGAAACCGAATCAGCTAGATCTGTCTTTAATTTCTCAAGCTCATCAGAAAGCTTGGTCACTTCCTTGGCGTGATTTCCCGCAGCGTCGGAAAGCTCTTGAGAGTGTTGGTCTTTGAGTTTTTTCAACTCTTCCGCGTGTTCTGCTTTCGCGGCCTCAAGATCGGATGTGACAGCTTTCCGGGCATCTTGTTCGGTTTGTAAATCACGTTGAGCAAGCGCTAGCTGTGTGTTTGCCTCAACGACGTTCAGTGTGGTCTGACTCATCACAGAACTGCGATGATAGCTAAACCTGAACGCTAAGACAGAAAGCTGATTAACTCATCAAGACTGCTAACAATTCCGTCAGCCAGGCCAACTTTGACAGCATCCTCAGCGTGATAGATTCGGGAATCGAAAACCTCTTTCTCGGGTGATCGAGATCTAAGAACAGAAGCCTTGAAACTGTTGTAAGCCTTTTCGACAAAGGCGTTGAGGTTGTCTGACTCCTCCTTGGTCATTGGCTGGAACGACCGCCCTTCGGCTTTGTGCTTGCCACGGGCGAAAGCAGTAATTTTGACGCCCATATTTTTCAAGTATCCCGAATGATCCTCTCGCACTAATATTGAACCAATTGACCCCACAAGAGCCGTCGGTGTCGCGTAGACAGCAGTGGCTTGACTGCCTAAGTAGTAGGCCGCTGAAGCCATGCAAGAATCAGTGAAAGCGTAGATTGGCTTGCTGGATTGGTGGATGACATCAGCCGCTTCTTGCGTCCCTGTATGAGCCCCACCTGGAGAATCAAACGACAGAATGATATTCTCAATCGAGTCATCCTGCTGTGCAGCAAGTATCGCCTCTGTAACGTCATCGTAGTCAACCATGCCAACCATGCGCTCGAACCAATCAAGTCGCTTACCTGTGACCCCGTTGACCTCAATGATTGCAACCGGCCCTCTCTGGCTTATGAGGCTCGAAGAGTTTCGGTCGCCCTGCACGCCAAGAGCTGACACAAGCTCTGAGGCTCCCCTTGCTGATTCAACATAGGACTCGAGATAGCTAGGGGCAATATCCCAAACGTCGTTCTTAAGTCTATTTTGCAGGGATGGCGTCATTGGTGGTAACTTCTGGGTTCGGGGTTCTCTGGCTCAAGAGGCTCAATGCCGTGCTCATCTCAATGCCGAATTCTGCTGACAGTGCTTGTGCTCTGCTTAGCAAGTCGCGTGTCTCTATCTCCGTTTGGCTTCGATTCTGCCGCCAATCCTGGCCGCGCTCGCCAGCCTCATCTTGGAAAGTCTTAAGCCCTAGCTTGACATCTTCCCTGCTCTCTTTGGCTTCTCTCCCAACGTCAACCGTGATCTTTTTGGGTTGCTGCCACTTGGCTTTCCACCAATTCTCCGTCGACTTTAAGTCCCCACGCTTGATGCCCTTGGCGATGACCCAAGCCCAAACGCGATTGTTGAATTTTTTAAGCACATCAAAGCGCTCATCGAACACCCTTTGCGACTTGGCTAAAACTGCTCTTTGACTAGCCCCACCTGCCTTGGATAGATCCCAGACAAACTCAAGAGGAAGCCCGTAACCTAAGGCGACGCGCCTCATTAGCATCTCGATGAAACCGTTGAAAGTAGTGCTTGGAGAGTTGCCGCCAATTTCTTGAATGTCCTCGTCGATATGGAGTCGAGGAATCATTCCGGCCTCGAATGTCTGCCAAGGAACGTCCCCGGTTTTAGCCGCTGTATTCTCAGCTCCGATCAAGGCTTGAGCATCGTCGTCGTCACCCCCTTGAGTCTTGATTACGGCACCAATAGCGCTACGAATCTTTACCCCGACCTTTTCATAGTCGAGTATTTCGGAAGTATCCCAGACCTCAGTTATTGCGTGCTGAAGCGCTGATACTCCTCTGTATTGAGCAACCCTATCAGGGTCATAAACCATGATGAAGTTATTGGCTGGAACCTTCTTGAATCCGCCATCCCTAGTCCTTATTGAGTAGGAAACCGCTCGTTGAGTCTTAGGGGAGATTCGAACTCCGTCGAAGTTGTTCTCGTCGTTAACGCTTCCGACTATCTGGTGCCCTTCGATAGCCTGAAGAAAAGGCCAATCTCGACCGCCTGAAACCATGTTGAAGCCAATGTCCCCGTCAATATCCATTCGGATAGATGCGAGTCGCTGAAGCTTCCAGAAATTGTATTCTCCCCGAAGGTCACAGTTGCCTGACCATTGATCGAAAAAATCTTCATAGGCTTTAGCTTCGTCAACGTCTTGCCCCAGTGAAACCGGACGAATCCCGCTACCAACCGAGTAGCGAGCAACGTCTTTAATGGCCCCCCGAACCTCGCCAATGTTGACAAATAAGTGGCGGGAATAGCCAAGAAGTGTCTCTCGCGCCCACTTGGTCTGAGTGTTGCGGGAATCGACGACCTCATTGTTCATGGGGCGTCGGGTTCGAGACCGAACAGTGCCTTGATAGTAACCCATCGAGCTGCTCACCAAGGGTCGACCGTGCTGATCAACTAGGCCGGAAGCGCTCATTTGAACGTAGCCTTGGTTGCTCTTGACCGGACAACATTGCCGGAACCATTCAGCCCTCGCTCATTAGCAACAGACGTAACGGCCTGGATAACGTCCTCGATTGGAATACTTCTTTCCTGTGAGTGACTCTTGCCGGCCTCAGAGAGAGAAGTAAAGGTGTGACCCTGGCTTAGTTCTTCCGCCAAGTCATCAATCTTGGCAAGTAGCCAAGCGTCAGATTTGTATCTAAGTAAGGGTTTTAATTGTCCAGCCGCCATTCATAGGACTGGCGATCAAGGCTAAACCTCGCCAGAGCCAAAGCACCCCATGACAATTGCCGCGGCCACCTGCATACATTCGCAATCAAGAGCGTGATTTTCGCGAAACTTTTTCCACATCAATACGGTATTTCCGTGTCGATCAATCGATTCTGTCTTCCGCTCTCCGTTGACTTGCTTCTGATAGGCTTCCGTATGTTCGCCGACATCACAAGCAAGCCACTCAGCCCCCTTGCCTTCTTTCAGGGTTGCCAGAATGTCTTTGACCGTGGGGTTCGACCAACGAAAGAGCAGGACAATCGGCGAGTTGCGAGAGATCGAAACCCTGACCTTGTTTGATACTGGCCGACGCCTCTTGAGCTTCCGCTTGCCCTTGGTCTCACTGATTAGATAGTCTGCGGTGTCCTCCCCTTGCATCATCGTCCAGCCATACTTGGAGCAAGCCGCCGCTACTTCGTCCGGCTTGTACATGCGGTCCACGAACACTAATCCGCTTTTGACTCCGTTCTGCTCGCGTATTTCTTCGACCTCTTCGAAGCTCTTCGGTCTCTCGTATCGGACCAACCTAGACCGACCATCTCTGGACCATTGGCGAATGCAAACCCAAAAGTCAGCCAAGTATTGCTGACAATCAACAGTCATAAAGGTAAACGCTTGGTCGTCCCACTCGACGCTTGGGTCGTAATCATCAAGAGCCAAATCCTTGATTTTAACATAGCGCTCCTCAACCCAAGGTTGACCGAGCTGGAGATTGACGAACTCTTGTAGGGGCGTCGTGTAACCAGTTTTGGCTTGCTGGTTGGCTCTAATAAACTCCTCAACCAAATCTTCCCAAGAGCAAACCGAAGGCGGAAGACATAGGGCGGTAAAGCGAAAAGACCGGTTTCGCTCATTGGCTCCAGGGTTTTTTGCGACGTAACGCCCCCCGTTGTTCATTCGCCTGGACGTGCCTGCCGTGTGCTTGTGAGCATGGCCGCATTCAGGACATTCTAGTCTGACAGTCTTCCGAACCTCCTTGAAGTTCCATTTGCCGTCCGGCCTAGTGGTCTCGTTCTCGTCCCATTTGATAATCTCAGAGAAATCAGGCTCGATCATTCCGCCACACCCTACGCACTCAAAATTCCATTCCTCTTGACTCCCCTGCTCCCACTCCGCGCAAAAGTCATCACCAGCAAGCTTTGGCGTTGACTCATAGACCCTCTTCCGATCCGACCAACGAGTCGTTCTCTTCTTGGATCTTTGGACATTGCCGGGGCTCCAGGCCGACACCTCAGTGCCAAAGATATAGCGGATCGAGTGAGACCGTAGAAAAGAATCGTTGGCCGGTCCCATCATCACCGTTGCTTGCGGAAACTTGATCTTAAGCTTTTTCTTGCCGCTTCGATTGTCCGGCATCACTCGAGCCAGAGCGGGACACGACTCAAGAACAGGGTTGATCTTGTTCTCGGCCAAGTTCTCGAGCGAGTCCCCAGCGTCAGAGATTACCATCGTTGGCCCTGGATCTTCCGACAAAGCCCAAGCAACCCCGCCCTGTATCACGGTAGTCTTACCAAGCTGAGCCCCTGACATAATCGTTAACTGCATGATTGCGGGGTTAGTGATGCAACTCAAAGGCTCTCGAAGCCACGGAGTCTCTGAAATCACAAACTTACCGCCATAGGGTGAATCTTTGAGCGTGATATTGTCGTGCATCCAATCCCACAAAGGAGCCTCATCAGGCAGGCGAAAGCGGCTCGCAACTTCTTTTTCGAATAGTTCAACAGCTTTCATTTAAACTTCGTTTCCTGCAACCCGTTCAAGCACAAGTAAACCTGTTCTTTAATGATCCTCTGAATCTCATGCGGTGGTTGACCTTCAAGTAGTGGCGCTAGCTTTTTAGGCATCGCTAGCAAGTGAGACCTGACAGATTCAGTCAGCGTCGCCATGCACTTCAACACGTCGCCAACTGGAAGTAGGTTTCGCACCTGGATATCAGTCTCGTTCTTGAGCTTGAGGATTTGCAATTCAAGCTTCCGCTCTTCAAGTTCCTGCTGCCTGGTTGTCCTGCCAACCCTCGCAATCTTTACATCAACAACACGCTTAACTTCGTCCCGGTCAAACAGGTTAGCGTTGCCAATCTTCCCGACCGGTTCAAGCTGAGCACACCACCCGCGCATTGATTGGATTGGCTTCCCGAACTCCTTCGCTAGCTCTGAAACCGTCTTGCCTGGTGGCCTCTTGGTTGTTTTCTTTTTTTTCATCCCATCCTGTCATTCCCTGGTTTTACGTCACATAGCATTGCCAAGACGAACGCCAAGAAGCCTACTACTTGAAAGCTAAACCCCACCCAACCTTTATCACTTATGAAGTCATGAGCGTTTTCCACACCCACTAACACAGAGTAAATAGCACATACTGTAACCAGCACACATTGGCCTACACTCAGATTGTCATCTTGGTTACTCATTCTTTAACTTCCTCAATTTCTTTGGCGCATCCGAGGCCACAGGCCCCTGGCTCCTTGACTGCTAACCTGCTAATACTTCTATGGCAACACCAACACAGGTAGTCGTCATGCTCGGCACTGTAGTAGCTACGTGAGCCCCCGCAATTCCTGCACAAAGGACACGTTTTCAATTCTTGGTTGCTCATAAAAACCTCGGCATTATCTCATGGTAGGCCCAGCGCAGAGCTGCTATTGAGAGTTTCCCGGTCTTCTTACTCACCATGCCAAGTTCGTCGACAATACGAGTAATAGTGCTGCCATTGCCGTAGTCGCAAACTCGCGTGAACATGGCGGCGGCCACTAGCTTTCGCTGCCCTTCGATAGACTCGCCCATCGGCCCAAAATTAGTCCCCTTGAAAGCTTCTTGAATCTCCTCGTCTCTGGGGTCAGTTTTTCTCATTGCCAAATCCCTTGTTCTAAATCGAAGTCACAGCAGTCCTGGCTGCAGTAATCCTGGTTGCTCCCAAGCATTCCCGCCCAGAACCATCTCCCACACACAAAGCACGGTTGGATTGGCATTCTTACCAGGTAGCGCCTCCATAAGTAATGGTTTCTTCTCATTCGCTTTGCCCCTTCTCGTGTATCTCGGATACCGCATCGTGAGCAGCCGCCACATCTTCAACTCCCATTTCGTGGACCATTTGAGCGATTTCAAACACCAGGACAGGCCGGGAAACTTCAAGGGCCTTGACACCTAGCAACTCATCAGTAGTGCATTGGAGTGCCCCCGCCAGCTTTACTATCGTAGATGACCGAGGCTCTGAACGCCCTGACGCAAGTTGACTCAGCGTCGATTTCTGAACGCCTGTAAGCCTGGCGAGTTGAGCAGGCCGAAGTCCTTCCCTTATCATTATACGGCTCAAGTTTGCGTTAAGATCATTCATTCGCTTTGCTCCTTGGTTTCGAAACGGGTTATGATTTCCTGCCACACGTCCGGCCCGTTCATTGACTCGCTCTGAGCGTCAACTAGGAGCCATTTAAACCATAAGCTATCGGCCGTATCTAACAACCTAGGCACGCTCAACATATCGCTTCGAATAAACGAACCAACTTCAATACCGTTACCGCATAAATCGTGCGTTCCGTCATCTGTCACTTGGGTAACGCTGATTAGCTCTAGGCAGTGAGGGCACCACCAAAGAGGAGGGGTGCTGGCAGCAGTAATTAGCTCGGACGGCGTATCTGGAACCATGTAGTGAGTAATTTCCTCTGTGAGTATTAACTCCCCGTCAGAACCCTTGGCAACAAACACTTGACCTGAATGCGGGATTTCACCAAGCCACGTCTCACCGCTTGAGAGCTTAACTAGAATTTCTGTAGATCTTTTCCACGTCTCCGGCTTGTTTGCGTCGAATTTAATCCAGTTACTCATGCCTCGTAGCCTCTCATTCTGCTTAAATCATTGTTGGCTTCTGCTAGTTGTTTTGTCACTGCCTCAACCTGGCTTTCAAGGTCAAGAATTCGCTCGTTTTTCAACAGGTCAGGATACAATTCACAGAGCTTTTGGCGAAGAGTTATAGCGCCTGGTTGGTGCATCTTTCCGTGGATGATTTCCGACCACGGCCTACCAGCGTCATGCCACAACTTGCCTACCCTCCTGGACTCGTCACCAGCTTCGAACAATGATTTTGCCGCTTCCTCATCCCCGTCAAATACTGCTGTCAACAGCTTCTTGGCTCTGGCGGTGGATTCTTCCGCGAACGAGATAGGGGCGTTTTCCTCCAACCAGTAATGGTGTTGGTCAAAGACCTCTGACATCAATGAGTCTAGCTGTTTCTTGAACTGATCCTTGTTGCCCTGGACAAACTTGGTGATAAGCTCGTCTCGCTCTTCGTTTGCTTCGTATTCGCCTAGTGCTTGTGATAGATTGCTCATTCCGATTTCCCCCGTCTGTTAAGCAACTCAATCATGCTTTTCGCTTTGGCTAAGGCTGCTATCGATGCACCTGTATTACTCAGCGAGAAACCTTTATCCGTCGCCAGTATCCCCACTAACGCTTGCCCCGCGAAGTATTCTAGTTTTGTGAGGCCCATGTCTTGCCCTGCACCGCCTCGGAAGGCAGGTTCGTTTTCAATGACGGTGCAAGGGTTCGGTTCCTCGATTGCTATTCCTGGTGTTTCTTTTTCCATAGTATTTATTCTTTCAATTCAAGTTCCGTGCCATTCTACTTTTACTTCTCAGATAATTCACAAAAAGTTTTACCGCAGTATGCGCACC